GCGGCTGCCATCGCGCGCCGCATCAACCGTGATCGCTGCCGGTGGCTGCCACTCAACGATAAACTTACGCGGATCATCGGGCAGTCGACCGCGTGCGATTGCGTCCGCGATCACGTACCCCCAAATCCGCTGCAAAACCTTGGTTGCGAAATGTTTCTGACGTTCATCAAAGCGTCGCTGTGCTTTCTCCAATACAAACCGAACCACCGCGCCGCCGATCTTCTCCGAATTCCAGGCAAACTCATACGGTATCCCAAGTCCTGCGGCGATCTCGCGAATCAGGAACTCAAGAAAACCCATGAAGGCCGGCGATGGACGATCACTCCTGAACGCCTGCAAATCTTCCTCGGTCGATATAACCGGGATCTGCCCGCTCTGCATCTGCGCAAGCGTGATGTTCGTTGGATCCGTTGATGTTGCAGCATCCTCATTCCAGTCATCGGCATCGGTCGTGCCGGACTTGGTTTTCAGAACCGCAGTGAATGCCGACAAATTCTTGATCGCGGTCTTCTCGAACCCGATCGTATCCTTTTTGTCACGCACATGGTTGATCGCATGATGTAGCGCAGTCAGCCCACGATCCGCGTCCGTCTCTTGTGGCTCGCAAAAGAGAATGAACGAGTTTGACGGGATCTCACGGAAGCCGGGGTCTCCGTTCTTCGGGTCGGCTGTCGTCCGCACCCGATACGACATCGGCCGGTCGTTGCCATCAAGTCGCACGCCATCCTTCAGCCCAACGGTATCTTCCCCAAAATTGCCGATGCGGTGGCCTCGAATGCTCTGCACCTGGGGGCCGCCCTGCTCATCTCGGACCAGCGCAATCCCGATGTCGCCATCTCGGATCTCTCCCACCTGCCAAAGAAACTGAAGCCGGCCGAAATGGTTGCGCCGGTTGTAGTCGGCCCGGTAGCCCCACTCCTCCCAATAATCCTCAGCAGCATCGTTCCAGTCCTGACTTCTGCTCGTGCCCTGCGGCTTCATCCCGCAGCCAACCGTGTAGCGGCTGATATCGTTGATCAACCCACGCGTCATTCCGTCGTTGGCGTAGAGGTGTCGCGCAATGCCGGCGTGCTCGCGCCGGACGAATGCGGAGTTGGTTTGGTCCGTATCCGACAGCGTCGTATGAATCCTCGTCCGCTCCCGTGAGACTTTGATACCCTCGTAAAAGTTGAAGGCCGTAGATACTGCACGATTGAACTCGTTCGGCTTGATGCCTGCTGCCTTGGCTCGGTTCTCCTCCCGCTCCAACACTTCGGGCGTGATTGCGTTGGCGAGTGCCTTGCGGGCGCGGTCGATAAATGATGCCATGGGTTACAGCAGGTTGCGGCTAAAGTCGGCGTGTAGTCTGCGGACCGTCCGTCCGTGCACCGTTGGATTCGCCTTCTTCAGTGCGTGCCGGATCTCCAGCAACTCGCGGTTCAATTCATCGACGCTCATGAGCTGCTTGCCAAACGATTTGCCTCCGCCTGAAAGCGCGTTCAGCCTCTTGCCCTGCCTTGCAAGCGTGAGCTGCGCAAGGACATCAGCTCGCATTCCGACGAGCTGAGGCTCTTTAATTCCAACGTATATTCCTTGGACGGTCATCCTACACTGACCGTCCTTGTCCGCTTACCAGATCAATCCTCGTATCCAGTAGCTTCAGCCGACGCCGGAGCCGGTTTCCCGGGCTTCGGATCACCCGGTGACCGGCCGACAAGCCGCTTGGCCAGCATCGCAACCGCTATCATTTCCTCACAGTCGCCATAGTGATTATCCCTGCGGGTCTGCATCCAGACGTGGCGCACGGTGCCCTTGGCATCAACCTGCTCAACCCGCCGTTGTGCAGTGACCTGCGAAATGTAATCACGCATCTGTTCCGTGTCATCATTCGGAATACACCAGTCAGGACCCAAGCCCGCCATCCATTCAGCCACTACGTCCTTGATACCTGGATTGCTCCAGTGGAAAAGCTTGATCGGCTTCGGGCGTCGCGGTCCATCGCTCTTCATTCCCAACGCCGGATCAACATAGGCCAGAACCCATAATCTCCGCACTTTCTTCTCGTGCCCATCCGCATCATTGATCTTTGCCGTGAAGTATTCAGTGTCGTTCCCCTTGAATGCCTTCCAACCATTGCGCATACAGATCCGATATACCCGCGCCGCCGCGTGCCCTGAGTCTATACATACATTACCGGCATCAACACCTAACTTGCCCGGCAGCGCGTCCAGCTCGGCATCATCAGCCGTGGCCGTAACACTGCCGAATGCCACCAGCCGCGAAGCCCCGAGCGGCCCTACAGCACGGCACACATATCGATAATGGTCCTTCTGTACATCTATAGAAAGGATCGGAACCCACCCATCGGGAGTCGGTTCACCCAGCGAATACGATGCACGCCTGTGCTCCAGCGCCCCAAAGTCAGTAACCTCCTTGAGCCGATCCTCCCATGGCTCTCCAAGCGTCTCATTGATAAACGACTTGTACGACTCGTGATCACCGTTCTTGAGAACTGAATACGATGTGATGAACTCAACCACGTTGTCGCGCCACCTTACCCACGGCGGAAGGAATGCGTTCCAGTGAAAGGATACTCGGTTTCGTGGCGCGTCCGGATTCATTGCGATCCATCCACCCCCGCATACCATGCGCCGGTTTGACGGCGTGTCCTTGATCGGGTGTGCGCATTTTTCGCACTCAAACCGGATCGTGTCAGCAAGCTTGTCAAAGTCCCATCTCCCTTCCGGCCGCGTCGTCTCGTTCTTATCCCACTTGAACTGCCGAAAATGGAGCTGCTGCTCATGCCCACACGCCGGACATGCGAAGTGCCAGCACTGCTGATTGCCATCGAGGTATGCGCGGTGAACGGGATCATTCGTTTTGTCCGGCGTCGAGATCGTGCAGATCTTCGAGTTGCGAAACGATCTTACGCGCTTGCGCACCATCTCGTATGCACCGGGCGGATAGTTTCGGACTTCATCAAGAAACAGATAACGCTTCGGGTTCGACTGGAGCTTTGATTTGCTGTTTGCTCCAGTCATCAGGAACGCCGACCCAATGAAGTCAATGGACGTAAGCCCAGGTTCCGACGCAAGCAGTGCGGCGACCGGCTTACAATTCAGCACCTCGGGGATGAGTCGTGTTCGCGCAAACTCCTTCGCTTCATCCGCTGCTGCCATGACCCACTGTATCGGCCCCGGCGATTCAGCCACGGCCCAGAACAGCGCAACCATAACCATCTGGGTCTTCGCCGATTGCGCCGAACACATCGTTACAAGTTCGCTTACATTCGGGTCCGAGAACGCTTCGAGGAAACCCTTTACCCATGGCGAATTGTCCGATCGCCACTTGCCAGGCATCGGACTCGTAGCATCAACAATCACGTGATCCTCCGCCCACAGCCAAGGCTGCCTACGGTCGGCTGGCTTCCATCGCCGGCACCAGTATATTCGCAGGCTCATACGTCGTCCACCGCCGCCCCTCGGTGCAGCTTCTCACAGTATTCATCCCACCACTGACGAAGCCGGATCTCGATCTGCGGGATGTCGAGTCCGGCAAGTTGCGGTGCAAGCGCCGCCGGCATCTGCTCGCCAACGGTGCGAGCCCCAACGATCAGTTGCGCAATCTCGGTCTCGACCTCATCGCGCTTCAGGTAGTCGCGCTTCAGGATGCCAATCTCCGCCTCAAGCTTTTCATTTTGGAGCTGTAGTTTCCGGGCCGTCGCCTGGAGTTTGATTTGGGCGATCCCACCTCCCTTGCCGGAACGTGCCGACGTCGCCTTTTCGTTCTTCCCGTTGTCACGCACCCACTTTTGCCACGCTGCTATTTCGTATTGGCCATTCGGCCTGGGCCTCGGCGCCCCTTGCTTGGACCATACCAGTATAGTCCTCCGATTTACGCCAAGCGCAGCGGCGAGTTCGGTTTGGTTTTGAGAAAACAGGGTCGGCTTGCCGGCAGTTGCTGCAACCGCCTCGCTCTCATCCGCGGTCAACGGGATGCCTTGTTGCATCTTTCGTTGCAATTTCCTTACGTCATGAGGCGTCAAAGTGTCGCTATCTTGTTGCATGTTAGTTGTGGGAGTGGGGAGA